AAGCGGCTGGTCCCTGGTCCGCCGCTTGCTGCTTCGGTCCGGGGCCTGCGTGGTCTGCGGGCTTTCCACCATGATGTTGCTGCACGCATCAGGCATGTCGGTACTGGCAGCGGGCAGTATCGGTTGCCTCACCGCGATGGCCGGCGCCGATGTCGCCATCGGCCTGTACGAACGCTGGGCCGCCAAGCGGTTGGGCGTGTGCGATGTGCCGCCCTCGGGCGGTGGTCAGGCGTGAGGCGCTGGAGGCCTCGGAATACGTGGCCTGTATCGATTCGCGCCAAAATGAAGCGCCGAAAATCCGCCGGGGACCCTGGGGGCATTCGAGGGACACGGGGCATGAAACCCGCGGGAAAGCGTTAGCGGGTGGGCTGCCAGCTTACTGAAATTCAATCCATTGAAATTGAAAGGTTTCCATTGAAAAGCCGTTGAAAAGGAGGGCTTATGACGGATTCACTCTTTCTGTCTAAAAGCGCTTTCGCGGCTCGCATCGGCAGGACGCCGAGCTACATCACTTGGCTCAAAGGCAACAACCGCCTGGTGCTGTCGCCCGACGGCAAGATGGTGGACGTGCTGGCAACCGAAGCGCTGATCCTCGAAACCGCCGACCCCAGCAAGGCCGCCGTCGCTGCTCGACACCAGCAGGAACGGATCCAGCGTGACGTTTACAGTCAACTGTCCCCCCTGGTTGAGCCGACTAACACGGCTGCGCCGCAGCAGCCTATTGCTGTCGGCGCCAAGGGCCACGACTTCCAAAAGGCTCGCGCCATGCGCGAATACAACCTGGCGCAGCTGGCCGAGATTGAGCTGCACAAGGCGCAGGGCTCCCTGGTCGCTAGGGATGCCGTCGAGCTGGGTGCCTACAACGCCGGGCGCCATCTGCGTGACCAGTTGTTCGGCCTACTGCCCCAGCTGTCCCACAAGTTGGCAGTGATGACCGACCCTTGGGACATCGAAAAACACCTGACGGCGACACTCCGTAAATCACTGGAAGAGGCTGAGCGCATGTCCTCGTCCGACCTTGAACGAGCAATGACGACGAGCTGACCTATGACCACGGAATTTCCTGACGGTGACCGTGCGTACCGTGAGGCGTATTTCCGTGGGCTACGACCCGACCCAGATCTCTGGATCGACGAGTGGGCCGACGAGTACATGCGCATCCCGCGCGACACGGGCGCGCCTGAGCCCGGCCAGTATCGGACCGAACGGACGCCATACGCTCGCGAGCCCATGCGCTGCCTATCGCCGGCTCACCCGTGCCGGCGAGTCATCACCATGGTGGCCTCGCAGTTGATGAAAACGCAGATCGCCTTGAACTGGATGGGTGGTCTGATACACATGGCACCATCCAACATTCTGGCGCTGTTGCCCAGCCTGAGCCTGTCCAAGCGGGTCTCCGGGCGGATCAGCAAGACGATCAAGGCCACCCCGGAACTGGCGAAGCGTGTAGCGGCCAGCCGCTCGCGGGATGCCCGCAACACCATGGACACCAAGGAGTTCGAGGGCGGCGCCTTGTACGTCACTACGGCGGGCTCGGCGGCCAACTTGTCCGAGCTGTCGGCACGCTACATCTACGGTGATGAGGTCGACCGATGGGAAAACGATGTCGGCCAGGAAGGCGACCCCGTCGTGCTGGCCGAAACACGGGCTACAAACTTCGGGCGCAACGCCAAGATCTACTTCTCCAGCTCGCCCACGTACAAGGGCGCTTCGCGGATTGCGGACCTGTTCGAGTCCAGCGACCAGCGTCACTACTACGTGCCATGCCCAACCTGCGGGCACATGCAGGTACTGGAATGGGAGCGGCTGCTCTACAGCAAGGACTACCGCACGGTTCACTACCAGTGCGCCGCGCCTGAATGTGATGTGCTGATCGAGGAGTATCACAAGACCGACATGCTCGCCCGTGGCGAGTGGCGTGCCCATGGCAGCGGCGATGGCAAGACGGTGGGTTTCCACCTGAACGCGCTCTATTCGCCGATTGGTTGGAAGGACTGGGCCTCACTTGCCGAGGAGTTCGAAGACGCCAAGAAGGCCCAGGCCAAGGGTGACATGGGCCTGATGCAGGTGTTCTACAACACCCGCCTCGCCAAGGTCTGGGACAGCGCGCAAGAGCAGACTAAGGCCGAAGTGCTGGTTGCTCGGGCACGGCTGGAGACCTACACCCTCGGCAGCATGCCGGTGGGCGTGCTGATGTTGACCGGCGCTGTCGACGTCCAGGCCAACCGCCTGGAACTGATGGTGATGGGCTTCGGTGTCGGCATGGAACGCTGGGTGGTCGACCACCAGGTGATCTGGGGCGACCCTGCCGATGAACGCACCTGGGCGGTGTTGGACGAAAAGCTCAAGGTTCGATATCGGCATCCGTGCGGTGTTGCGTTGGCGATCCTGGCGACGGGCGTCGACTCCGGCGGTCACCATACCGACGAGGTGTACCAGTTCTGCCGTGTGCGGCGCTGGCGCAATATCTTCGCCATCAAGGGTGCGAGCAAGCCCGGCAAACCGGTGATTGCTCAGCGGCCGTCTATGGTCGACGTGACCTGGAAGGGCCAGACCGAACGTGGCGGCGCCGAGCTGTGGTTTGTCGGTACCGACACCGCGAAGGACTGGATCTACAACCGCTACGCCTTCGAGGACGGCCCCGGTTCGCTGCACTTTGCCAACGACCTGCCGGACGAGTTCTTCGCCCAGTGCGTGGCCGAGCGAAAGGTCGCCCGGTACGTCAAAGGCTACAAGCGTATCGAGTGGGTCAAGGGCAAGGCCGAGCGCAACGAAGCGCTCGACCTGATGGTGTACTGCCTGGCGATGGCGCATTACCTGGGCATCAACCGCTACCAGGAACACGACTGGGAGCGGGTACGCCAAGCGCTGGCTCAGTCCGGTTTGTTCGACGATGTGTTGGGCGTCAAGCCCGTACAAGGCGAGCGCGTTGACGCTGACGAAACACCGGCAGCGGCACCGACACCGGTTGCGGCGCGTCAGTCGCTACCTGCACCGTCACCTGCTGCACCTGTCGCCCAACCGCGACCCACCGCACCCCCTCAACGCCGCAGCTCCACCAGCGGTTACCTGAAGAGACGCTGATATGTCGTTTACCCCGAAGCACCTCGAAGCCATCGAGCGCGCTATTGCACGCGGTGAAAAGACCGTGCGCTACAGCGACCGCACGGTGGAGTACCGCTCTATCGACGAACTGCTCAAGGCCCGCGACGAGATCCGCACGTCGCTGAGCCAAGCCGCCGGACCGCGCTCTCGCGTGATCCGGCTTACCCACGGAGGCAAGGGAATCTAATGGCCCGACATTATCCGACGCTGACCCGTAACGGATTCTTGCTGCCGTCGAACATCAAGGCCAGTTACGAAGGCGCCGGTGAGGGCCGACGTTCGGCCAGTTGGGAGGCTACGGACAACGGCATCAACAGCATCAACACCCCGGCCCTGCGCAACCTACGTGCGCGTTCGCGGGCGGCGGTGCGCAATGACCCGTACGCGTTCAACGTCATCGACAAACGCGTCAGCAACCTGATCGGCACCGGCATCACGCCCAGGCCGACCACGGACGACGCCGAGCTGCGCAAGCTCAAGCAGCAGCTGTGGGATGACTGGGTGGATGAGGCGGATGCCGATGAGCTGACCGACTTCTACGGCATGCAGGCTATGGTGGCGCGCACCGTTGAAACGGCCGGTGAATGCTTTGTGCGATTGCGACCCCGCAGCCCGAGCGAGGGTTTGGCAGTGCCGCTGCAGCTGCAGGCGCTGGCCCCTGAGTTTGTCCCTCACGACAAGTTCGAGACGGCCAAAAACGGCAACGTGATCCGCGCCGGGATCGAGTTCAACCCGGCGGGCAAGCGTGTGGCGTATTACATGTACCTGTCGCATCCCCGCGACTCATCGTCTTTGAACGCCGGTTACAACCAGTTGGTTCGCGTACCGGCAACACAGGTGCTGCACATCTTTGAACCGATGGAGCCTGGGCAACTGCGTGGCGTGCCGCGCTTGGCGCCCGTATTGAAGCGCTTGCGCAGCCTGGACAACTACGATGACGCGGTGCTGTTCAGGCAGGAAGTAGCGAACCTGTTCGCCGGCTTCATCAAGCGGCCAGCCCCGGACAGCGGGCAGCAACCCCGCGACCCTGTCACGGGTCAGTTGCTGACAACCGACCGCGACGGCTTCACTCCGATGGTCGCCCTGGAGCCCGGCACCATGCAGGAGCTGGGGCCAGGTGAAGAGGTGGAGTTCTCCAAACCGCCGGACGCCGGCAACAACTACCCCGATTTCATGCGGCAGCAACTGATGGCTGCGGCGGCGGGCTCGGGCACGCCTTACGAGATCCTCACCGGCGACATGCGCGAGGTCAACGACCGGGCGCTACGGGTGGTGCTCAACGAGTTTCGGCGGCGTCTGGAGCAACTGCAATTCGGCGTGTATGTGCATCAGCTGTGTCGCCCTGTGCGCGCTGCCTGGATGGACATGGCAGTGTTGTCCGGCGCCCTGGTGCTGCCGGACTACGCGCAACGTAGACGCGAATATCTGCGCACGCGTTGGGTACCGCAGGGATGGGCCTACATCCAGCCGGTGCAGGACGTACAGGCGCGGAGGATGGAAGTGCAGGCGGGCTTTGGTTCGCGCAGTGAGATGTGTCTGCGCAACGGCTACGACGCCGAAACCATCGACGCTGAAAACGCTGCCGACCTCGCCAGGTCCACGGACCTCGGCCTCAACTACACGACTCTTGATGCCATCGAGCCTATTGATGACAAGGAATTACCATGAGTAAAAAAGCCAAACCCCGCGTTTATGACAAGGCGGGCAAGCAGGTAAAGGTCGCCGATAAAAGCTGGTACACGTTTCAGGCCAGCGGTGAAGCCGAACAGCGCAGCATCGAAATTTTCGTCTACGGCGAGATCGGTGCCTGGGGCATCACCGCCAATCAGTTCGTGCAGGATCTGCGCGCCATGGATGACGGCGGCTCACCGGTGGTTGTCGCGTTCAACAGCATCGGTGGTGATCTGTTCGACGGCCTGGCGATCCACAACGCGCTGTCCCGGCTCGGCGAGCGTTGTACCGGACGCATTGATGCCCTGGCGGCCAGCGCGGCCAGTGTCGCGGTTTGCGGGGCTCATCGGGTGGTGATCGCCGCCAACGCCATGTTTATGATCCATAACCCCTACACCTATGCCGGTGGTGATGCCGAAGACTTCCGCCGTGTCGCGGATGTGCTGGACCAAACCCTGGAAGCGATCATCGCGGCCTACAAAGCCAAGGCGCCGGACATCGACGAAGCCGAGCTGCGGCGCATGGTCAACGCTGAAACCTGGCTCACGGCCAATGAAGCGGTGGCGCTGGGCTTGGCCGATGAAGTCGGCGACGGCCTTAAGGTCAGCGCCTGTCTCGGCCAGGGCAGCGTGCTACAGCGTTTCCAGCATGCACCGCCTGAGCTGCTCGCCCAGTTGGACGAAGAGCCTGAAGCCGAACCGCCTGAGCCAGATCCAGCGCCCGTTCTGGACGCGTCCAAGCTGGCTCTGATGGTCACGCAAGGTTGTGCAGCAGCGGGCATCAGCAACCTGGTGGAACCGTTGCTTGCGGCTACCAAGCTCGAAAGCGAAGCGGTAATCCAGGCGGCACTGACCAATGCAAAAGCGTTGCACGGTCTCTGTGTCGCAGCACGGCTGCCAGAGCTGACCGGTGAGTTCATTACGGCCGGCCTCGACGAAGCCGCAGTCCGTGCGCGGCTCTTCGACAAGCTGGTAGGCAGCGGCGGCGGTTTTGAAATCAACAACAGTCTACCGCTGGACGATGATCCAGCCCCAACGGTCAAGGCCAAGCAGGTCGACACTCACTCAATCTGGGCAACCCGTCAGGCCGCGCAGAACGGTAACTCGAAAGGAGCAAGAGCATGAAAATTGAATCGATGCACGCAGGCGAATTCCTGCTGTCCGAAGGCGCTGGCACCATTTCCCGCGAGGCGATCAATGTAGCCGCCGGGCTGGCGCTGGAACCGGGACAGATCCTGGGGCTCGTGACTGCCACGGGCGAGTTCGCGCCTTATCATCCAACCGCTGAAGACGGCACTGAAAACGCCATCGCGATCCTCTACGGCCCGCTGGGGCAGTCTGATGTTGTCCGTCGCGGTCGCGCTATTGTGCGGCTGGCTGAGGTCAGCGAAGCCCATTTGACTGGCCTCGACCCCGCTGCCGAAAAGGCATTGGCCACCCATTCCGTGATCGTCCGCTAAGACGCTCACCCTGTTTATCCATCCCGCCGAGTGCGGGATTTTTCGTTTCTGGAGAATACCCCATGGCCGATATCGCCATTTTTGAAGACGATGCGTTCAGCGTCTCCTCGTTGACCGCTGCAATCAATGAACAGGAATACCTGCCGGGCCGCATCAGTAGCCTGGGCCTATTTCGTGAAGAGGGCATCAGCACGTTGACCGTGCAGATCGAGAAGGACGGCGACACCCTGGCACTGGTGCCTTCGGGTGAGCGTGGTACTTCGGGTCTGGTGGTCGGCGCGACCAAGCGTCAGTTGATCCCGTTCAACACCGTGCACTTGCCCGAACGCTTCACCATCAAGGCCGATGAGATCCAGGGCATTCGCGCCTTTGGCTCTCTCTCCGAGTTGCAGGCTGTGCAGGACGTGGTCAACAAGCGTCTAGGCAAGGCGCGCCGCCAGTTGGATGCCACACATGAATTTCAACGCATGGGTGCCTTGAACGGCATGGTGTATGACGCGGACGGCAAGACGGTACTGTTGAACATCTTTGACCGTTTCGGTGTGGAGCGACAGAAGCTTCCCATGGAACTGGGCAACCCGGACACCGATGTCCGAGTTAAGTGTGGCGAAGCCTTGGATATGCAGGAGGACGCTTTGGGCAGCGTCACTACTACCGGCTCACGCGCCTTTTGCGGCAAAAACTTCTGGAACAAGTTGCTTGACCACGAGTCGGTCAAAGAGACCTACCTGAACACCATGCAGGCAGCAGCTCTGCGCGGTGATGCCCGTGAAAGCTTCGAGTTCGGCGGCATCGTTTGGGAGCGCTATCGCGGCAAGATCGCCGGTATTTCGTTCGTCCATGACGACAAGGCCCTGCTGATTCCTGAAGGCGTTCCGGACTTGTACATCTCGTCCTTCGCCCCTGCGGACTACATGGAAACGGTCAACACGCAGGGCATCCCTTACTACAGCAAGATCGAGCCGCTGCCTTTCAACAAGGGGGTGGCCGGCGAAGCCCAGTCCAACCCGCTGCACCTGTGCACACGGCCTCGTGCGCAGATCCTGCTGGAACTCTGACCGTGGCCTTCCGCGATCTGATCGACGACATCGACGACGTGGTGTTCGATACCCTGGGCGACACAGCCCATATCGAAGGTCGCGCCGAACCGGTGCTGGGGATGTTCGCGGCACCCTGGAAAGCGCCGCAGTTCGGCAAGACCCACACCGCAATACGCGAGCCTCGCTTTGATATTCGCGTGAAGGATTCGGACGGTCTGAGCAAGGGGCTGCGAGTCACCATCGACCTGCCGACTCTGGATGGCGGCGGCGACTACGACCTGCTGCAACTTGAGCCCGGCGGCGATGGCCTGGTGGCCCTGATCTTGAGGAGGCGTCCATGAGCGTCGGTAGCTACGTGCAGCAGAACCGCGACAGCGGGATGATCAACATCCTGCCGTCGGCGGTGCATTCCCAGGCCCTGCGCGAGTTCGGGCAGTTGGTGCCCAAGGCTGCTGCAGCGGCTCAGCGTCGTGCGATCAACAAGACGTTGGGCTGGCTGCGTACCCACATTGCGCGAGCCGTGGGCAAGCAGGAGCGAATCGCCATCGGCGCCGTCCGGCAACGCCTTCGAGCTTATCCGGTCAGCGGCGGCGCGATGCGCGGCAAGTTGTGGTTTGGGGTCAACGCTATCGAGGCCAGCCGCATCGGTCGGCCTCGGCAGTCCCGCGCCGGTGTGTCGGTGGCGGGGCGGCGTTACCAGGGCGCGTTCTTCAAGCAGGTTTATGGCAACAGCCCCGACATCTGGATACGCACGTCGAGCAAGCACTTCAACGCCACGGACTACCCCGGCAGCACGCAGGGGCGGCGCAGCTCGGGTTTCATCGCAGAGAACGACAACCGCTTCCCGCTGGCGAAAGCCAAGGTCTCGCTGGACCAGGTGCGACCGCACTTCGACAGCTGGGTGAAACGAGCTGATGAACGCTTGCTGGAGATCCTCAAGCAAGAACTCAACTTTCAACTGCAGAAGTACCTCAAGGGGACCGCCCGTGTCTGATCAACCATTCAGCCTCGAACGTCTGTACGACGCCATCGAGCAGCACCTGCAGGAACAGTTGCCAGGTATTCAGGGCGCATCGTTCTGGCCGGATCTATCGGCAGACACCAGCATCCCCACGCCGGTGGTGCTGCTGGAAATGGCCGAGATGGAACCGGCGCCGGACATTGGCACTGGTGAAACTTCGCTGACCTGCAAGTTCGAGGCGCGGATCATCGTCGATTCGATCAGCGTGGATCCGCAACGTCAGGCGGTGCAGTTGGCCTCCCAGCTGGCGGTGCTTCTACGAGGGCAGAGCTGGGGCTTGGAGGTCGACTGCGCGCAGTTCGTGCGATCCACCCAGGACTGGACCAAGCCCGAATTGGACGGCTACTTCGTCTGGCTGGTGGAGTGGGACCAGACGGTTTACCTGGGCGCCGAGGAATGGCCCTGGCCGGATGAGCCGCCGGGTTCGCTGGTGATTGACCTGGGGCCAGGCGTTGGACCGATCAATCCAGGGGATCTGCAATGAGCTATGCCTCCGCCCAGCATGACCGGATGATCGCCTCGACGGTAATGCCCTGTGTCGTAGTAGCAGTGGATCTGACCATTGCCATGGTGCGCGTGAAGTCGGGCGACTGGACCAGTGCTTGGGTGCGTTGGCACAGCCAGGCTGCTGGCAAGGCGCGTCACTGGAGGGTGCCGAGTATTGGAGAGCAGGGCGCATTGTTCAGTCCCAGCGGTGAACCTGCGATGGGTACCTTCATTGCTGGCCTTTACGGCAATGCCGGCGCCCAGGCGGACAACCGCGATCACGTGGAGGTTTGGCGGTTCGACGATGGCGGTTCCCTGGTCTACGACTGGGAAGCCAGCAGCTACACCATCGATCTGCCGGCGGGCACTGTCACGGTCAAGGTCGGAGGGTCAGTGCTGGAGATGACGCCGGACAGTACGCGATTGGTTTCGGGAGCAATCAACCTGGTGGGCTTGGTCACCATCGACGGCGCTACTCAGATCAACAGCACACTCAATACGACCGGCGACATCAACAGTGATGGCAAGGTCATCGACGTCGGCGGCAACACGCCGAACCACAAACACTGATCACTACCCGCCTTGAGCGGGTTTTTCGTTTTAGGAGCATCTGTTGATGAGCAAGAACAAACCCGACAGCCAGAACGACGCGGGGGCTGGCCGCATTTTCCGCGACACCCTTTATACCTCTCGCACCCTGATTCTTCCCGATGGCAGCACGCTGGCCGTTAGCAAAGCGCGGGTGACGTCCACCACTGATGAGCAATTTGCCTTCCTTCAGGCACACCCGGACCTGGTGCAGGAGTAATCCCGATGATCGGAATGGATCGCCACACCGGCAAACCGCTGTCCGGTCTCGACCATCTCCGACAGTCCATTGGGGACATCCTCGGCACGCCCGTGGGCAGTCGGCGGATGCGGCCTGAGTACGGCAGCCTGATCCGGCGGTTTGTCGACTTACCGGTTAACGCCGGTTGGAAGAGCGCAGTGCAGGCTGAGGTGGCTCGTTCGCTGGGGCGCTGGGAGCCGCGGCTAAAGCTGGAACAGGTGCAAGTCGTTGCCATCGTCGGCGGTCGCATCGACTTCAAGTTAACGGGTGACTTTCAGGGCGAACGCCTGCTGCTGGAGGTGTCGGCATGAGTACAGTGGATTTATCGGTATTGCCGGCGCCGCAGGTGCTGGAGGATCTGGACTATGAGGCGCTGTACGAGGAGGGCCTCGCTGCTTTTCGCGAGTACATGGGCGATAACTGGTCCGCCGCGCTGGAAAGCGACCCGGTGGTCAAGCTGGTGGAGTTAGGTGCGTACGGCAAGATGCAGAATCGCGCACGTGTCAACGACGCAGCCAAGGCGCTGATGCTGGCGTATGCGCAAAAGGAGGATCTTGATCAGCTCGCGGCCAACGTGAAGCTCCAGCGACTGATCATTCAGTCGGCGAATCTGCTGACAGTGCCGCCGGTCGAAGAGGTCAAAGAATCGGACGATGCCCTGCGCGAACGCATCCAGTTGGTATACGAAGGGCTGACCACCGCCGGGCCGCGCAACAGCTACATCTTCCATGCGCGTAACGCCTCGGCGCTGGTGGCCGATGCGACAGCGGAAAGCCCATCACCAGCCGTCGTGGTGGTGACTGTGTTGAGCCTGACCGGCAGCGGCCAGGCCGATCAGTCTTTGCTTGACG